CTTTCTTTCGCCTTCAACAGCCATTGACATTTTATTTGCCTCCTTCAGTTTTAATAGACTCCAGAATTCTATCCAAATATTTCCCAAAAACTTCAGAAACTGGAACTTCCTTCCCGTCTACTTTTTTATTAAAGTGGAATTCTTTTGCTGATGCATCCATACAGAAGTATGTTTTCTTGAATTACAACTACGACAGGCAGGCACAATATTATCTATATAATTTGTTCCGCCCATTTTGAGTGGAATAATATGGTCTTTATGTAGTTTTTGTCCCGTTTCTCTGATGTGTTGTGCTTGCGTTTTTCCGCAATAAGCACAACGGTAATGATATTCCTTTAATTTCGCTTGCCATTCCTCAAGAGTAAAAGAACCTTTTGCGCCTCGTTTTCTTGCTCTACGAGTCATATAATATAATCGTTTTTTATCAGGATTCTCACAATACCACTTTCTCATATATTTTTTAATCTGTTCAGAATGTTTTTCGTGATACTTTTTATTTCGTTTTTTTATTTCCTCACAATATTCTTTATAATGTTTTTTCGTATATTTCTTTATTTTTTCAGGATATAATTTTCTATATTTCTTTTTCTTTTCTCTTTCTTTCTCGAAATTTTTTCTATACCATTCTTTATGACGATTTTTTATTTTCTCAATATGTAGTCTATAATATTTCTTATCATATTCTCTTTTTTTCTCTTTTGTCCACATAAAAAAATCCTCCATCGGGGCGAACAGCCCACCCCTTTGGAGGATATTTTTTCCAATAAAAAGTGGAAGGGCTGTTCTTCCCTCTTGTCTATTACTTATATTATAGAGGATATTATCCATTTTGTCAAGTCCCCTCACCTACTTGGTATTTCATAGTTTACCTCCCCTCAAAATCTGTCTCGCCTATTTTCGGCGTCTGTCTTTATTCCCCAAATCAACTATTTCGCTAATTTCATAAATCCTTGACACGATATCACCGCCGATTACATCTGCCAGTTTTTTCGCACTTACTGATGTGGTAAATATGGTTGAGAGTATATTGTTGTATCTGTTGTTAATAATTCTGAAAATACTTTCTGCCATAAAACTGGTTGGATTCAGACGGTGCAGGTCGTCCAGCACTAATAAGTTAATTGTAGATAAATCGCTTATTAAATCTTCTGGACTTTTATTTGTTTGACTATATTTGACTAATTCTCCGTGTAAATCGCACAATGTGTAAAATACACATCGTTTTAAATTTTGTTTAATCTCTCTTAATAGTATTGCACAGGCTTCATAAGTTTTGCCAGAGCCATATACACCAGTAAACAATATTCCTCTACCTTTTTCTAAATTGTATTTTCTTGTTGTCTTTGCTTGAATATATCGCTTTGGAATACGTGACCAATCAATCAGTTCTTGTATCCTTTCTTCTTTTTGCCTCTTTGCTTCTTCTTTCTGGTATTCTTCAAGTTCCCGAATTCTTTGTTGTTCTTTTCGCTTTAACTCCGTCATTGTTTTTTGCCATTCTTTTTCATAGCATTCACAGGAAGGTATCCACATATAATCTGAGGTTTTAGGATAAGGCTCACCTTCTGTAGTCACAAAATTGATTTCTACAAATCCTTTTGGGTAAGTATCAATTGAATATTTGTCTTTTTGGACTTTCTTAAATTTTTTTCCGCAATGTTTGCATACTGGCGCTTCTTCTGGCAATTCTATAACCCGTATATGCATTTTATATTCTTCAACATTTTGTGCCTGTATCTCTACCATTTGTGTCCCTCCTCCTGACTGGCTGGTTTATCCTTCCTCGCCCAGTTCAGTATCGTATAGTAATGAGATTTATACTTCACACCTTTAGAACCGATATAAGTATTCAGGCGGTCTATTCGGTCATCTGCTTCAGACTTACCAAATTTCTCTATTAACTTTTGGTATTCCTCTTTTGTCAGTAAGACAAAGTCAAGATATTTCTCTTTATTATATTTCTCTTTATTGTCTTTATTCTCTTTATTATCATTATTGTTTATAGTGTGGCTTTTGTCTGGCTTTTGTCTGGCGTCTGATTGATTTTCTGTGTGGCTTTTGTAGTTATCCTTATTTTGATATTTGTTGTAATTTATTACCTCAATTACCATTCCTCGTGTGGCTTTCTGTGTGGCTATTGAGTGGCGCATTTTCAAAAACTCCAAACAATGCTTGACTTGGTCGGGCGTTGCTCCTGTGTTATACATAATTTGATTGTATGTGAAAAACTGCTTACCTCGTGGAAAATCTGGCAAATCCTTATGATTTACTGTCGCCAGAATATAAAGCCATATTTTGAGCCATTTGTCTGGCTTCTTTTTGAAAATATCACTTTCAATCATTTGTCTTGCAAAAAGAAAAAATCCGCCTCGTATCATTTCTTGTTTCTCTTTGCATTACAGGAACGACATAAAACTTGTAGATTATCCAATGTATTTTTCCCACCATCTTTGACAGGAATGATATGGTCAAGAGTGAGATTTTCAGTAGAACCGCAATATCTGCATACCCTACCATCTCGTTCAAAGATTTTCTTTCTTATATCTGAACGTGAAGTATAAAGAGAAGCCCTATATCTTTTCATTGGGTAACTTTCCAATTTTTGATTTTCTATTTTACACCAAGCAAGATAATCACGTATTTCCTTAATTTTTTTCTCTGGATAAAAAGAATAAACATTCCAAAATCCTTTATTATTAAAGAGTTTTTGTAATTTTGCAATTTTCCTATTTGTATATTTTGATATTCGGTAATCTGAATGCTTATTATAGTCTTTCCATCCTGCCCACGTTATTTCTGCGTGTTCATCCAAGACATTTTTTCCTGTTTCTATATAGTATTCTAATGCGGCTAAAAAATCTTTTATGCTTAAAGTGTAACATCCTATCATTGTTAAACCAGCAAAATGCTTACTTCCCTTCATAAAATTTTCTAACTTCTCTAAAAATTCTTTGCTGTTTTCCATAATAAAAAACCTCCTTTCGGGTGAGAGCCCCACCCTACTCGGAGGTTGTATCCATAAAAAAATCGGTAGGGCTCTTACCGCATTCCAACTTCTCTATTTGTCTTTTTTCATCTAAATTTACTTCCCGTATTAGAAACGATGTAATAATCTCGGCTGATGATTGTCTAAAACTATTATAGACAATCTTTCTCATTTTGTCAAGTCCCTTCTCCTCCAGCGATTTCAACTGCTCTAACATTTTTTTTGCGTGCCTGAGCCATTCAGCCCAAGTTGGTGAACTGGAAACTAAATGCCAAGCGTTTCTACCATCATTATCACATTTTCCATATTCAGCTTTAAGCGGACAATTTGTGCAAAGCTCATCACGATAATAAAGTTTACAGAGTGGGCAATGTTTAGCATACCAATCTTCGCCTATCTGGTATTCCATTTCAATTCTGTCAGGTTCTTCTATTTTCGGTTGCTTTTCTACCCACGCTATCATCCGCTCCCAGTGGGCAATACTTTCTCTGATGGCTTGTTGCTTGGTCATATTGCCTCCTAATCCTTCTTCTTTTTTTCTTATACTGACTATAATAATTATAAGAATAAGAACTAAATATAACCACCAAGTTTTCAAAACGAAAATAATGTCATCTACAAAGGCAATTACAATTACTTTATACCAAGGTAGTTGCCAGATTGCATTGATAATTTCTCCAATCATATCTCCTTCACTCCTATTCTGCTTAATTCCTCTAAAATTACTTTATCCCCTATCTCCATAGCCCTTTCCTTTATGCTCAAAAGAGCAAGAAGAATGATTTTGAGGCGTAATTTGTCCTTTACGGAGAGCGGTTTTGAGATGCGCTCAAATAAGCATTCAATTCTGTCAAATCTGAGTTTTTTCATTTTGTTCCTTTCCTTAACAAGTTAATTAAATTCACGCTTTTAGCAGGTTCGCCTAAATTACATTTGTATTCTTCAGGCAACCAATCCGCTGTTATTCTTAAGGACAGAGTATTTGTTTGATAATCCTCATAGTTCATAATTTCGGTCATCGGTGTTCTGGGTATTCTGATGATTACCGCTTTCATAGTTTCTCCTTTCTCATAGGGGGCTGGTGAGAAGAGTGAGAAAAGAACCAACCCCCCGGATAATTAGACTTTTGACTTTGTTTGTTCCCATTCCATCTGGCGGATTTCGTAGATTTTCTTAAGTCCATTTATTATCTCTGCTATTGACTTAAAAAGCCCGCTCATTACTTCTTCCCTATGGCGTTCCTCACTGCAAGCCAATTCTGCTTGTGCCTCTCGCTCCCCTGCAGTTCCTGTTGCTTTCAAAAACGTTTCGGCGTATTTGCGCCTGCGTTCAGCAGTAGTCCATCCTGCTACGGTAGAAGCAAATGCAAGATAACCCAAAAGTCGCACCATACACCTGCGAAGTTTGGTATAATCATCTACCTCTGGATGGTCAATAAGCCAATGCGCTATTTTAATGACATCGTTGAAGCGAGGGTCTACCATTGGTTTCACAAAATCATCAAGCGTATACAACTCCTCTTTAGAATGGCTCATCTTCCTCTCCTATACTTGCCTCTATCGGTGGTTCTTCTGCCCCTTCAAGGGCTTCCTGTGCCTCATCAGACGCACGAGATTCGCTTTTAAGGGGGGTATTTTTCTTTTCAGGTATATTATCCTTAAAAAGAAATTTTTTAGATATTTCTTCCATTATGCCGATTATCTGTCTTTCAAATTTCTCTACGCTGTCATCTGCTATCGGAGTATTGAATTCAAACATACCACATACTGCCTTTACGATTGCCTGCCTTCCAATCAGGCGGTCTTTATCCTGCCAGTCTTCTTTAGTCATCTGATTGGACCTGCTGGATTCGGTTTTAGTTTCCTGTATGATGTTTAATTCTTTTACCCTTAAATTCTTCTGGAGCGTTCCATCTCTCTTTTTCCACTCATTTACTGTGCCTCTTACTTCTACCTTCGTGCCTTTTTGAGGGACTTGTTTTGAAGTAGAGCAGTAGATTGAGCCAGTGTCATCCTTTACGCTGAATTTCGTTACGGTAAAAGTCATATTGTTTGTTCCTGAAGTTAATGTTGTTGGTTCTCCAACCCATACAATTACGCCCTCAATTACTGCCGTTTCCTTACTCTTGAGTGTTGCTACATCTTTAATTTTCATAGCCTCTCTCCCTCCTTGTTAATATTATTGTAAATCTCTCTTAAATATGCCTGCACTTGATTATATTCTTTTTCCACTCTTTTAATCCATTTCAATTTTTCGTCTGGGATAATTGCTTCTTCACCAATTCCAAAGTTTTCATCTTCTTCAATGTAAAAATCTGGAAATGACTCATCATAACTTATATATACTTTTTTCATATTACGCCCCTTTCTAATTGTTTTTTCAGTTTATGTATATCCAGCAAATCCTTAAATATCCGCCAGCAAATATCTGCCATCTCTGGCGTGATTATTTTCTGGTCAAAGGATTCGTCCGGAGTGCGTGGAATGTTTAATATCCTGACACGCTCCACCTTATACCCATTTGCCTCAAGCAGGTGCTTATATCCGCCAGCGACCTGTATAAAATGCTCAAGATAGATGCCCTTCCCGGTTTTGTAATCCGTAAGTTCCAACACGCCATCTACACGCCCGTAAATGTCAGGAGTTCCACCGTAGAGGTTTTCTTCATCAACCAGAGGTTCTTCCATCAGTATCGGTTCTATCTTCTTACCCTTTGCCCACTCGTAATAGGATATCAATGAATTCTCGGCTTGCTGTATCTGATTGGCGGAGTAGTCGGATGTATCGGTTTTTACTCCCTTTTTTTCGTCTAAAAGGAAGCGGTGTGCAAGCGTGCCTATTTCTGCCTTATCATCTCTAAACTTTGAGGCAACAATTCCTTCCAAGCCGAGATTATTAGCCCATGTAATTAGCGCTTGCTTATTCCAGCCCAGATTGCCAGTTATAGTAGTCGTTCCCGGCACTCGTAAACCGCTTTTCGTTTTATATACCTGATGTGCGGCTGTTTTCATCTTTCGTGCCTCCTATCCCAATCCTCTTGCTCTTTTTCCATTTTTACCAAACATTCAGGACAAAGTCCGTGTCCACGCTCAAGGAAGCACCTGTAAAATCTCCTGCCACATCCGTAGCAGTTGACTACATCAAAAGGGCGTGGAGTGGATTTGCCTGCGAAAGTATTTGCTAATAGTTCTCCTATCGTATATGGCATAATTCACCTCCTCACAAGCACAACGCCAGCACCGCAAACACGAGCAACCCTATGCCAAACAGGATTGCTCCGACTATTTCTTTTGCTAATTCTTTTTTCGTCATTGGTCCTCCTCCTCTGTCATAAAACGAAACTCTTGCTGTTGATGCATCCAAATTCTATTATTTTTACTTAGATTACAAAATCTACACGCAGGAACGATATTGTCTATATAATTTGTGCCACCCTTTGAAAGAGGTATAATATGCTCAACCGTTAAACCTTGTCCTGTTGTTTTCAAAAGTTCTTTTTCCGAATTCAATTAGTTTTTCTTTATTTTTATATGGCATTAAAATAAAAGCCTGCGGGCTTGGAATTCGGAGCATAGCACCCGCAGGCAATTAGACATAAAAATACCACTGGTCATTTCCAGTGGCTTTGCAATTCCAATTTTTGCTATGCTCTTTTTCATTGCACTCTGATTATAGTCAATGTCTTTAGAAATGTCAACCCCCTTTCTTAAAAATTAGTCAAATTTCAGAAAATTAAAGCGTGGGAAGTCAATAGTTATGCGGGTTTTGAGCGTTTGTAACTCTTTTGTAACAATTTTAACAGAGCCAAAAATCAGGTACTTTAAGTCAGGGGACTTGACAAAATAAAAAAGATGTGGTATAATCGTAGTAGTATACTTGTGGTATTACAATTGTTCTTTGAGTCGAGCGTTTGTAAATTCTTTCTCTTATTCTCTTAAAGACACAGCAAGACTAATAAGGGATATTTCTTATACGAAAAAATAATGGCAGGCATTGCGGTGTTTGGTATTAACCGTTAGGTTGCCTGAGGACCTTTGCAGGCGGGAGATGATAAAAGAAAAACATCCCTTTTTTGTCTCCCTATCTTGCAGTTATAGCGGTCAATTCCGCCCTTGCCTGCCTGCCTTCTCTGCACGTTCACAGTAGCCGAGAAGTGATTAACTCGTGTTAGATGACACTGGTTATGAAATCGGAAATGTTTCATAACAAAAGTATTATAGCACAAGTTACCGTAAATTGTCAATACCACAAAATATAGTGGTGTTTAAGACGAAAATAAGTAAAACACCACAAGATATAGTTTTTATAAAAATTATGGAAAACAAACCAGAACTAATCAAACCAACCGAAAACTCATTGTCTCACGAAGATAAAGTAATTCTCTCCAATGGTCAGGTAATGCCAGCGCATACACACTCACCAGAAGCAATGAAAAGACTGCGAGAACGCAAGCGTCTGAAGGAAATGAACGAAACTCCAGAACAACGAGCAGAACGCTTGCGGAAATTAGCTCGCCAGGCAGAGATTATGAGAGAAGCGAAAAGGAAGAAGGAACTGCATAATAATATATTATATAATATAAATAATAATAATATATATAATAATACTAACTCTAAGTCTAAAGAAGCTAATAATATACTAAGTCGTAATAGTCGTAATAGTATAGAAGATAATAATAATAATATTAATAAAGCAAATAACAAAAAAGAAAAAGAAAGTCAAAAAAATACTGTTAAGGGTTTATTAAGGATTTCTTCAGAGTCTATTAAGGGTTCTAAAGAATTAAATAAACAGAAACAAGCAAGTAAAGATAATAAAATAAGTAAATTAGACCGTGCTAGTGGTAAATCAGGGGCGAAGTTAAAATATAAGCAAACGGCCAAGAACGTGTATGTTCATCTAGCAGACAAGCCAACTTACAGGCAATTTTCACAGCTGCTGGAACAAAAATATGGCTTTTATGTTTCTCCAACAGCATTATCTCGTTGGATTAGAGCAGAAGGCAATACCCAGCGCAACTGGGAATTCATTCGCCAGCGCAATCAGGCTCTGGCAGAACAGAAAGTTATTGAGAAGTTAGCGGAAAAGCGAGCGGACGAAATCATTGACTCCCTTCCGACTATCAACTCCGCTCTCTCCACCGCCAAGCAGGCGTTAGAGGAAGCTCTGGAGCGTGGAAAGATTGGAGACGTTCCTGCCTGTGTATCTGCAATTACATCGGCGGTGAAGGCGAAACAAATGTTAGAAGGCAAGCCAACGGAGATTACAGCGATGGAAGGTATTACCCTTGCAGACATCCGGACGGTGAAAGAGGCGTTAGAGGCGGTGAGGATGGGAGATATAGTCGCATTCCAGAGAGTTACACGGAGTTTACTGGAGCGAGAACGACAACAAGGGGTTTTGAGGCAGGCAAATTGAACAGGATGGAGAAAACGGGGTTAGAAATCCCTCACAGAATCCATTCTGACGCATTCTTTCATTGCTAGAAGGGCAGAAAATTGAAAACAGGTATAAAACTATTCGGAGCAAATTTTAGGGGGCTTGTAAAGTTATATTTTGCGTCTAGTGGGATATGGGCAGGAGTTCGTAGGCGGTGGAATGATGTTTTGTGTATCCATCAAGATTTACCCTTATCCTGCATAGATGTTCTGGTCTTTGAGAATTGACGCAATAAATATATACCTGTTTTGCCTTTGCGTTTTTAGGGCAGAAAATTATTTTTAGGTATAATATCATTCGGCAAGGTGTTTTAGGCGGCTAAAATCGCCAAATTTTGCGTCGGAAATTGCAGTTAACATAATTGTAATTCTGTAAAGTTGGGATTCCGGGCAGAAAAAGCGGAAGATGAAGGATGGAGAGATGAAGTTCACAGGATATGCACAGGATGGGAAAAAGGGAAAGGCGCAAGAGGTGGAGCGCGCGGGCGGAGATGCCCCCCACGCAAATGAATAAAATATTTACCTCCTCCCGCCCCCGACTTCAAAACTCTCCAGCTTTTGTCTCATCCTAAAAGGAGGACTTATGAAACTATGGCAAGAGTTTGAACCTTATGGCAATGGCTACAGGCATTGGGGGACTCCAGCAGGAATAAAGAAGTATTTTAACAAACGACTGGGTAAAGTGGCTGAAGTTAGAGAAAACCCACTTATTGAATTTACCACAAAACGGGGTCTACCCTGTATGCTTGATATAAATCAAACAACTTTCAGAGCGCCAAAGTTCTTTTGGGTTAGTCCTTGTGCGATTACAATTCAGATTCCCTTATTTCGTTCGTGGTTGAGGTTCTTTATACGACTACTTGAAAAAAAGAGAAAGGATTGGACATTCAGAATAAATTTTGAGTGGTGGTATAAAGATACTCCACCAAATCGTTCTTTTGAAAAAGAATTTGTAATATTTTGATATGCCAGAATCAATTTTAGACAAATTAGAGCGTTTTTATTCAGAGAGAATCAATCCTCTGGAAGCTTTCGTCCCTCACGGGGAGCAGGAGAAGGTCATAAATATGCTTGACAAAGAACTGGAGGTTATCGTCCTTTCCTGTGCTAACTCATGGGGTAAGACTGCGTTCATCGTAAATCTCTTGGGCAATATTATCTGGGGGCCACAAAGCGAATGGTTTCGCATACCGCTTATTTCTCGCTGGCCGTATCCCAGGCACTTGAGGATTATATCCACTGCGCAGAATCTTGAAGATAGAGGCGCTTTTGCGCAGGAAGTCAAAAAATGGTGGCCACCCGGAAGATATGAGTCTTTCAGGCAGGGCAGGCAATACGATAGTTTGTATAAGGCTGATAATGGCTTTATCATTGACTGCCTGACATTTGATATGGACGATGAGCAGTTTGAGTCTACCATTATCGGCCTTGCTATATTTGATGAGATACCGCCGGAGTCCAAGTATAAGGCGACTGTTGCACGCCTTAAAAAAGGTGGCCTGATTATTTTCTCGCTATGCCCTCTGGAGGGTTCGGGCTGGATAGACAGTGAAATCTCTGATAGGGCTGATGGTAAAAAGATTAAAGTATTTTATGGTGATATTTCCGCTAATTGTAGAGAGCATGGCATAAGGGGAGTCTTGGAGCATGAAAATATTATGCGTATGATTGACCTGTGGGACCCGATGGAAGTGGAGGCACGTGCGCATGGTAAACCGCTCCATTTGATAGGAAGGGTTTACAATTCTTTTGATTACGATGTTCATACTGTTGATGGCCTGCTAGAGGATAAGAGAAACTATACCTGGTATTTTTTCCTTGACCCGCATGATAGACGTCCCCCTGCGGCAATCTGGCTTGGGGTTGATACTACTGATGATTGGTGGGTGGTTGATGAATGGCCAAGTCAACCGTTTCATAAGATAAAAAATACCGATTTAACGATTAAGCAGATTGCAGATATTATTAAAGCCAAAGAATCTGATATGGGGATTTCTCCTTCTATGAGATTTATGGACCCGAACTGGTTTAACAAGGTTTATCCCAATTCTCGCCTTACGGTCTCTGAAGAATATCGGCAACACGGGATAAAGTTTACTGGAATTGAGAGTTTTGGGGATTTTCCAAAAGGAGTGTTTGAATCAACGGCAAGAAAACTCTTAAGGGAGAGAATGTTTTTTGATAAGAATAAACCCCTATCAAGCACCAATCATCCGAAACTTTATATCTTAAGGCATTGTCATAATGTTATTTACGGTTTCAGGCATTATCTATGGGATGAATATTCTGGCAGGATTTCTGATAAAAGGGATGTATCAGAACGCCCCCAGAAACGCAACAAGTGTTTTCCGAATCTGTTAGAATATGCTTGTATGGCAGGCATCAGATGGCGTGACCCGTATTTTAACCCTAAGGAAAAGCAATTTCATTTTACACGGAGGAATGCGTGGCAGGCGAACCAATTGTAGGGGCGAAGAAACGAGCGCAGGAAGTTCTGGCTATTTATCTTGCCGAAGACGGTAAGGTTATAGTCAGGGGCAGGATTGATGAGCCTGATTTCTTATTTATGATTTTAGGTCGGGCGATGGTGGAATTATCGGAATACTTACAGAGGAAAGAATCTCCGATAGTAAAACCAGATGTGAAAGTAAAATTATCATAGAAAGGAGTGAGGGAGAGTATGGCAAGAGGAATACCGAAAGCAAGAAGGGGCAAGAGCATGCTTGCCTGGAGGTCAAGGCAGAAGCGGGGCGCAATTATGCGACCTTCAACATTCAGGAAAATTCAGAGGAAAGCAGCAAGGAAATATGGGTCCAAGAAGCGTGGCACGGCAGCAGCAGGTCGTGCTTATTGGACTACTGCACGTGCCAAATACCGTAAGAGGAGAAAGAAATAAAATGCCTTATAGCAGGTTCAAACGTGGTGCAAAATATTGTTTGAGGAATAAAAGGACTGGTAAAGTTCGTTGTTTTGGAAGTAAGAGAAAAAGAGAGAATTGGGCGAGGATGGCAGAGGCGATTGTTCATGGATTTAAACCCAGAAAGAAAAAATGATTTACTCTAAAGCACAACTTAAATTTGCGTTAAATGGAATATTTAGAGACCTGCGCTTGCAGGGTAAGATTGATGGCAATGTCTGCGATAAGTTTATATCCGATATTTTATCCATCGTGGATTTGCCTGATACTTCTGATATTAAATACGATAAAGTTATAAGACCGATGCGTTCCAAAAGGATAGGAGCATTAAGACCATTATGAAAACCAAAAACATACAGGTTCAAGAACCAGAAAAAAATCCATTGATATGGAAATTGAAACTTACGCCAGAGCAGAAGAAAGAAATTGCCGAGCTTATAGAAAAACATGTAATCCAGATTGAAAAAGAGCGTAAGGAAACGGAAAAAACATTCGGCTGTATTACAACTCAGTGGCAGGAAGCAGATGATTATTATCATTATGTCGTTGAAGATACGGATTTTCCTTTTGAAGGTTGTTCAAATATGCCTGGTATCATAATTCCTATGTCAGTTGATTCTGGCAGGGCAAACATTATGAAAGCACTTGAATTGAATCCCCCTTATATCATATCAGGCGAAACCGATAGCGATAAAAAAATAAAACAGGAATTATGGTTGCAGAATGCTGTAAGGAACGATGTCAAAGGATTCAAAACCGATATGGCCTCAATTCTCACTTCGGCATTTTTGAAAGGCACGGGAGTTCAAAGATTGGGCTTGAAAAAAGAACAGTATTCTTACATAGAGTTTGAAAAGTTCTTTGGTAAAGAAGACCTCAAAGACTTTAAGAGTAAATATTCGGATTTGAGCGAAAGAGAGAAAACCAAATATATTCAGATGCTTAAAAATGACGAAGTCGTTGTAATTGCTTCAAGAGTAACCAAGCAATACTGGGTCAAGGAAGCACCCTGGATTCCAAACGACAAGTTTCTAATTCACAAAGACGCAAAAGACCCTGCCGATGAAGATTTTGTCGGAGAAATAATTTCTTATACGCCAGCAGAGTTAAAAGAGAAAAAAGTATCAGGCGAATTTGAAGGAGTTGATGAAGTATTTGAAAAATCTGGTATTAAAGACGATGACTCGTCTGATGAAACCTTTGAGGTTATCAGTTGTGTCTTGAAAAAAGACCTTGATGGCGATGGTTATCAGGAAAAGAATGTCTTTGTGATGGAGCGTAAGACAAAGACAATTCTGCAGTCGTCTTATTACCTGTGGCCTGATAACAAATCATATTATATCAATTACCACATTCAACCCTGGTGCGGAAGATTCTTCCGTCAGGGGTTTTATCATAAGTTAAAAGCAACGCATGAAGAGAATAAAGAACTTCACGACCTGGTCATAAACTCTGGTTACATAACATTAGTTCCGTCGTTTAAGGCAAGAACTGGTAATGATTTTGACCCCACAAGGCAGAAATGGTATCCAGGTGTCGTCTGGTGGCTTGAGAGGCTTGACGATGTAGTTCAGTTTGAGGTAAGACCATCGCAATTGAATTTTGCAGGATATGAGCAATTATCCCTTGCTTATTCCCGTGAAATATCGGGACTTTCGCCATATTATTCGGGAACGGGACAATTCGGGCAGAGAGAATCAGGCGAGAAAATTAAAACGCTTCTTTCTGCTGGTGGAGTTCGCTTAAATGAGTATCTCCTGCACTTAAACGAAGGGCTGACAAAGTTAGCCGAAGGTTTATTGTTTTTAGGTAAACTTGAACTTCAAAGCGGGATAAAAGAAATCAGAGGACAGAAGATTAAGGCAGATGATTTAGAAATAAGCCCCGATGTTACTTATGTCGCACCGCTTTCTTCAGATGCCTTAAATCCAGAAGCGGTGTTTGAAAAGAACGCAAGGATTTCGGATTATCTTTTGTCAAAACCTGTAATTGCGGAGAATCCTTTTGCAGTAAGGGAAATCTTGCATGAGTTTATAGTATCCGCTCGTGGAGTATGGACCGAAAAAGTTAATAAACTTATTCCTACTGAAGAAGAGTTGAAAGAATTAGCCAAACAGGCGCAGAGAGAGCGTAAGAGATTGTCGCCTGAAATCCCGGGGGTTATTAGATGAGAGAAAAAGATTTTACCAAAGCAATAAAAAAGGAAGAACTTGCACATAAAAAAGAAGTAGTTGATATGGCAATTTCTTACAGGCGTCTCAAGCAGAGCGAGGAATTTCAGGCGCATCAGAAGTTGATAGAAAAAGCCTTAAAGAATGCCAGAGCGGATTTGGAAATCTTGAAAAGTTTTGATGTCAATGACATTTTGAAGAATACTGAAAAATATCTTTTGAAGCGTGTTGAAATTGAAACCAGAGTTACGGTATTGGAGCATGTATTGAATATGCCAGATAATTATATAAAGGCACAGGAGAAATATGAAAGTGAAAAATAATGGTAATTCCTTCTTTTCAGGGTCGCACCCTGTAAAAAGAAGCGTGATAGGAGGGTAAAATGCCACCATTAGAAAAACCCGATGCTGGACAGGGTAACGAGCCAGAGATTGAAGTTGATGAGAATGGAAACCCGATTTTAGATGAGAGCGGGAATCCAAAAACAAAAGCACCGACTCAAGAGATAGAGGCGGTGGATGAGCATGGAGTTCCTTACAAAAATCGGGTAAAGGAATGGGAACGCAAAGCAAAGAAGGCAGAAGAGGAAAAAAGAAGGATTCAGGAAGAACTGGAGAAGGCAAACGCCCAAAAATCCCAGGCGAAAACTTTTTCGGCTTCCGACCCCTTCTTAGAGCAGGCAAAACAGGAGCTTCCGAAAGGAGCTTATGAAGATGATGACGAGTATGATAAAAGAGTCAGGCAGTATGCACGCACTCTTTCTGCCACTGCAAGGATGGCTGACCTTGCTGCAAAACATTACAGCGGACTTACTATGAAACGACAGCTTAAGATTAAACAGGTTTTAAGTGAACTCTCACCAGAAGACAGAAAGCTTTTTGGTGATGAAGTAGAGATAGAGCTGGGTCAACTTCCAATTGATGTTCCTATTTCCAATCAGGATGTAGAGCGTGCGATTCTTATTGCTAAAGGTAAAAAAGCCGAAGCGCTTGTGGAAAAAGCGAAAAAAGAAGTTGAAGAAAAGCGCACGGTTCTTGGCGGCGCAGGTGCTGGTAAAGCTCCTGGCGTTGGTGGAGGCGGTCCAAAAAGGACTCCGACACAAGCCGATATTGAAAGGGCAATAAGAAGGGATTTGCCTCTTGAGAAGTCTATGGAAATAGATGATAATCTCAAGAAAAAACGAGAATCAAGAAAAAAATAGGAGGTAACTAATATGGGTAAATTACTATCAGTAGGACATATTGCAGGTGGAGTGCAGGGATATACACTTCCAGTCGCTGCTTCTCAGATGTTCCATCCAGATGGAGGGCATTTCGTTTACCTTGACGCAAACGGAAGGGTAACGCTTGCTCTCACAGCAACGCAGTATCTTTTTGGTTGGGCTTGCACACCAAGGTCTTTTGCTGCTGGTTCAACAAATGAGTCAAATGGTTACTGGACATCTTCGTCAACTGCTGGTGCTGATAAGGTCTATGTGATAACTGACCTGACAGCAGTTTTTTGTATACCAGTAGATTCAAGTGCAACACTTGCACAAGCAAGGGTTGGAGAAGCATGTGACCTGATTGGTGTAAATGATGGCACACAGCAAGTAGCCAATCCCGGCACATCTACTCAAGATGTATTGCTTATTCAGGGCATGTTTCATGATGGCGATACAGATTATGTCCTTGTGAAACTAAATCCTAACGAAATCCAGAGAGATACATAATCTTTTCTGGTTTGTCTCTGCTGGGGAGTTATTCTCTCTGGCAGGGACAACAGTTGTTCGCTTCGCCTCTCTTTCCGGGCGTAATAAGGGGAAGTAGCAGAACAACCTTTTATTATGTAATGTTGATAAGGGAGGTATAAAATGGGAGTAGTTAAACGCAGTGACCTAATTGAAGGCATGAAGAAAAATGCCTATGAATATGGTCTTGAGCAGAGGGAATATGAACAGGAAAAATCTGTTGTTCCTTTAATCTGCGACATAAAGACCACCAATGCCGCATGGGAGCAGTCAACAACCGTGATTTCATCTTCTGACCTTGAACAGTTCAACGAGGGAGAGGAAATACCATCTACTGGTTTGAAAGAAGGTTACACGACCTATTGCGGCATAAAGAAGTTTGGTAAAAAGTTAGCAGCCACAAGAGAAGTATCAAAAGACATACAGAGGCTTGAACACTGGGTAGAGGATATAACCAAGCAGTTTATGGTTGATGCCCAGCGGACAAAAGATAAGTTTGTCGCAAAGCACTTCAACTATGGCGGCTATACTTCAGGACACAGCATTTTCAATCAGACGCTTGAAAACGGTTTGTTCACTGACCCTTCTGGCGATTACATCTATGATGGCAAGCCGTTTTTTAACCTGAGTGGTAATACCCGCTCAAGTAAAGGCGGTGGAACTTACTACAACGGGGTGGCGCTCGATTTGAACGATGCGAATTTTAGAACCCTCTGGCAACTGATAACAAGGACGAATGCTTACAATGAAGATGACACCGAAGTTGCTATAACGCCTGATATCATTCTTGTTCCGACAGGCGAGATGAAATTTAAGGCGGATGAGGTTCTAAAATCATCAAAGAATCCTTATAGCGCAGAAAACAGAATCAACCCGATTCAGGATTTGGTCAAGCCAATCTCTTGGCGTTATCTTTCCGATACCGACGCTTGGTTTATCGGTTGCGCCAAGAAAGGTCTAATATTCTACCAGAGCGAAGAACCTGAAATTGACTTCTGGTATGACCATAAGCATCAAGTTTATTACTACTCCATAGTGGAGCGGTATGGACTGATGATTAAGAACTGGAGATTCTGGGCTGGTTCTAACTTCAGCACTTCATAAGTTTGAAGTGTTTTTCCGGGGTCTTGTTTATTCTGCAAGACCCCGGAGGCTAAAACGATGAGAGCAAAAATAACAGGCGATTGCGATAAGTGTGGTATGTATGCGGAGAATCTTACGCATTACGATAACAAGTGGCTCTGCAAACAATGCTTGAGGGATGTATTAAGTCAGAATAGAGCCAAGTGGATTCCTGATGCATACAAAGAGTTTCAGCGCTTCATTGACATTTTTGAGCATTAAGGGAGGTAGTTATGGCGAATCCGGGAAGACCAAAGAAAACAGAAGCTGAAGAAAACCTTTACTCTACCAGAGATATGCAGATTGCAGCTTTGCTTCAGGGACTATCAGTGCCTTTACAGGCAATAAACAGGGTTGGGCAGAAAGTGAGAGTTATTGACAAAGTCATACGACAGGTAGATGTGAAGGAGTATGTATTTGCTGTATCAAAAGAGAAAGCCGAAAGGTTAATTCAAGAAGCAAAACAGAAAGGGCTTCTTAGAGCATAACATAAGGAGGGAAAAGATGAGAAAGTATTTACTTGTAGTATTAGTTTGTCTTTTTGCAACCGTTGCTTTTGCAGAAACGCATTTCCCAAGTGGAATAGCGGTTGCAACGCAGAACGAAGTTAGTGATGCTGGTGTTACGGTTGGCGATGGTGATTTGTATGTTGAAGATGATGTAACTGTTAATGGAACGCTAAATGTTGCCGAAACAATTCTTGAGAAATATGGCACTATTAGCGCAACAACAACCTTAACTGTGGCATCTCCAAAATTGCAATTAGTTGATGTGACAGCAGGCACTTATACTGTTACGCTTCCTTCAACTGCAACAATCACAAGTGGTTATGAAAAAGAATTTATCTTCAAAGATATAACATCTGTAAACCACGTGCTATACCTTGACCCTGCTGGTTCACAGACAATTGACGGTGCAACTCATAATAACGAAGTTGACGCACAATACGATTGTCTTGGTATAGTTGGTGTTCCAGGCAAGGGCTGGGTAATAACAGAGCGCAGGATACAGTAAAAAATAAACAGGAGGAATTTATGAAGAAGATACTTCTGGGGCTTCTTGCAGTGGTGCTTTTTGCCTCAATTGCTCAAGCAGGTGGTTTGAGAACTTATGCTGATGGCACATTCTATACTACTGATGTTTCAAGCATTCCAAAATCAGGTGAATATACTACGGCATCTTCTTCGGTAAGAGTGCCGTATGCAGAGAAAATGTTTGTTCAGTATTATGGAATTACGCAAAGCACTGCTGCTACTGGCAGGACTATTGTAACTTTCGTTTTTTCAACAGATGGTTCAACCTGGGATACTGAAGCATCAACGCAAGTTTACTGTGTGATTACTTCTACGATATCCACATCACCAACTCGTGGAAGTAAAATTATTGATGTCTACGGGGTTGAATCAGTTAGAATCTCAAAAATTGAAAATACTGACACAAGTTATGATACTCTGAATTTCAATGTTCGCTACGGTTACGCCGAATAAACGATAGGGAGTGTCTGATGAAATTAAAACGGATATGGGTTCTATTGTCAGTATTGTTGCTTGCCTGTAATATCTCTTTTGCATTAAATCGTGGGAATATTCGTAGCCAAATACGATATTTTATCTGCGATACTTCAACGATTTCAACTCAACAGAGATGGACAGATAGTATCTTAAACCAGCGTATTAACCTTGCACAATACGATATTTGCGCAAAGACATTTTGTCTTCAGTCACGAGCAAAAATTGATACAGTTACAGGCACTCGTGAATATATCCTGCCAGATGATTTTTACACAATAATCAGAGCGGCTTTTGAGATTTCTACCTCTGCAGGGGACTTTGAGCGTCTTGGTTGGGTCAGCATAAGGAAACTTGACCTTGACGGTTCATGGGAAGATGATTCAAATGGTAAACCTTTAGAATATTACATTCGCAGAAACCGCATCGGTCTTGTTCCTGCTCCTTCCTCAAGTTACAGTGGCTCGCAGACACTCCAGATTGATTACGCAGAGATACCAGATGAGATGAATTCTGATACCGATATTCCGTTTAACGGAAGGAAAAGGCTTTATCCCTATCACGAACTTATCGTCTGGCGTGTCGTTGCTGATTGTATGTGTGATGACAGGCAAATGAATATGGCTGACTATTATGAAAAGAAGTATATGACGAAACTTGGAATGATGAAAAACGAATTGAATATAATTCCAGATAAACAGGGAAGTTTTAAGCCGAGGGTGCGATGAATGAAGAAAATAATAATCTTAATCTTGTTGATATTTCCTCTATATGCATACGCTGAAACCTGGTATGAAGAGAATATATCCTCTGCTGCCTGGACTGAAGAAGCAATTAGCGTATCAGAAGGTAATGTTGTAGTAACTCCTGCTACTCAAAACTTAAATCTCAATTGGTATAACATCTTAAATGTTACCACAGGCTATTTTGATAACCTGAAAGTAACAGGAACAATAACTGGCATTGGCTTCTCTGACATTTCTGGTTCTATCTCCGATTCTCAAATCCCTTCTGCGATTACAAGAGATACAGAATGGGATACACAGGGAAAAATAGAAACGGTTATTGGAACTACTCTTGCTACTGACGCAGAAGTAGCCATTGCCACTTCTAACATTTCTGCCTCTGATGTCTCTGTCTCCGATGCCAATAACCGCTGGGGCGAGTCAAACGATGTAGAGGACGCACTTGATGAGGCAGGGGAACATATCAATATATTATCAGAAGGATTATCTCACCTTGGCTTAAATCATCAGATTACAGCAACTGCTGGTGTCCCGCAATGGTATTTCTATGATGTTGGGGGTTCAACATACACGGAGTTTCATATCTCTGGCAAAAATTATGTAGTTCCGAACTCGTCAGTTACTCTTGCGGTGGGGACAGATTCAGCACCTGTCTGGACTTATATCTGGCTTACACCTGACGGGGATTCGGTAAACATCACCACAGGAACTTCATACCCGACTTCAGGTGATTATGCGCAGATAGGAAACGCACTAATTGGCTCTTGTTCTGGCAGTAGTGTTACGGTATATCTTATGAACTCGCAGGAAGAAAAAATTGACGAGTATATGAGATTTACCGCAGACAGAATTCGTCTGCGTGCCACCTGGGATTCAGGGTGTCAGCCAACTATAACTGGTAATGATATTTCAGTAACCGAAGGCACGATTTACCAGATGCACGCCTGGACTTTTCCTGCTCTGGATACTTCCTCTGGCGATACGATAAAATACAGAATTTCCTCATCATCGTGGGTTGAATTACCGCAGATTTCGTCATTTACCGTCTACCACGATGGTTCATCAATTAGCAATAACAAATATGTTCCCTGTGTTATCTGGGGAATGCTATCCGATACGACTAAATACTGTCATCTAATGATTAACCTTCCAGCAGATAATTCTACGGAATATAACAAGAAAAGCGATGCTATTGCAGATGTTTACGGAATATCTAATTACACAGTTCCTTCCGTATATCACGAAGTGGGATTTTTAATTTGTCGTGTTATCGTGAAATGCACTGGTTCGCCGACTGATACGTGGACTTTGCAGACATTCCCAGACGGGTCGTATTATCAGGATTTAAGAGGTGTTCAATTAACTGGCGGTGGTGCAGGCGGAGAGTTTGTCGGCGGCGATATGTTCAAGATAGAATACGATACCGATAATGATGGGGTTGTAGATAATGCAGAAAAGTTAGGTGGACATACTTCCGATTATTTTGAACCGGTCCGTACCAAGAAATGGTTTGATGTTCAAATCTCCTCAACCGCAGATGCAGGCGACAAGATTGCTACAATTCAAACTCCTTATGAAATCAAACTAACTACCATAACTGCAATTACGCAATCGGGCGGTTCTAACTGGACACTTGATTTTTATTACGCTGATTATGGCGACCCTTGGGGTGCAAGCACTTCAACCGATGTTTTGACTGGAACGATAA